CCATCTACCTGATTGGTAGGCGCAGCCATTGTTCTGTTACCTGCTATTGTCACACTCGTTACTTGATTAGCACTTACATCCCAATTAACTGTTGCACCATCTGTTAGTGTGGTTGCGTTAAAGTTCTGTGTTGCTGTAAACTCTTGAGCAGTCTTTAGGTTAGCCATTGGATAACCACCAGCTTGTGAGTTATCGTGGACAACAACGGTGTCCTTGTCGGTATCTACTGTTATCTCACCAACTGCACCAGTGAACGAGTTATGTTCGGCAGTTGTACCTCTTCTAATTTGTACTTGTTGTGCCATTAAGTTATTGCTCCATAATCTGCAGTGCTATCTGCTGAACCAGTAATAAGTCCATAATCTAAATCTGTTGGTAAATCTGAAGTTAATGCAACAGTGCCTGAAGCATCAGGTAATGTAATAGTGCGGTCTGCGGTGGGGTCGGTGACAGTAAGGGTGGTTTCGTTGGCATCTTGTGAAGTGCCTTCGAACTTTAGATTAACTCCATCAAGCAAAACATCACTATTTACAAAAGTCGTATCTGCATTACCTTTCAAATTCAATACAGTTGTTAGCGTACCATTATTCAAACACTGAAATAGAAAGTTACCATCTTCACTTCCTGATGTTGCGTCAGTAATAGTTGCCGCTAAAAGCCCATACGTTTCTTGGTTTCCAGCACTATCATTTCCTTTAAACTGAACTGTTCCTAATATATCAGCAGCGGCTGGGCTTGAACTATTACGATATAAAGTAATGTCGGGGTCATTCGCTGCACCGCCATCTGTTGATGTAAGAGTGAGGTCGCCTGTTACTGTCGCGCCAGTGCTAGTGGTTTCTAGCTTCTTACTGTTGTCGTGGTATAGTTCTACTTGTGCATTTGCTACACCCTTAAAGAAGGTTTCTGTGGTATCTCCTTTAGTTAGAAGTAAATTTGTTCCGCCTATTTTTAAGTCACCAGTGCCAAAATCTGCAATTATTGAACTAGAACCACTATGATAAATTCTTAAATCTCTATTGTTTCCAAATTCTGCATGAACATTATCACTAAATGTCAAATCACCACTTGTCTTTGTATCTGCCACATCACTGCGTAAAAACTGGGTGCTGTCTAGGCTGTCAAGAGTAGTAGCATTACCACCGTCAGCAGAAGTTATAAATCCAGAATCATTGTTGAATATAGATAAGCCTATTTCACTAGCAGCCTTACGCCTATCTGCCCCAGCATCAAGAACAATAAACTCGTCTGTTCCAACCATCGTTGCTGTCATGTCAGTCAACTCGGACATATCTAACGTAAAGGTAATTGTCTCGTTACCTGATTGGTCAGTAGTGAAGTTGCCACCCCCTGACAAACCAACTCCTGCAGACAATGTAATTGTTGCATCATTCGGTACGGTGTCAGTCACTGTCTCTGTTGCAGATACAAGACCAGTAACGTGTCCGTATGTATCTAAGGTTACATCCTGTATATATGTTCTACCAGAGTTGTTTACTGATGTTTGAGTACTTGTATCTTCATGGTTTAAGGTTACTGTACCTGATGTGCCACCACCTGTTAGACCAGACCCTGCTGTTACACCAGTTATGTCACCAACATTTGTTGTATATCCAAATGATTCTATGCGGTCATTGATAGCCGCACTAGTCATTAGTGTTGTGTCGTTGTCTGCAAACGCTTCTGCGCTTGTTGTGACTGCACTACCTGCTAACTGACTGACTGTTATACTGCCAAGCGTACCGCCTAATGTTAGGTTGCCACTACTTGTAACCGTGCCTGTTAAGGTAATACCGTTTACTGTTCCTGTAGTACCGACAGATGTAACCGTACCTGTAGTTGTAGAATAACCAAACGATTCAATTCTATCGTTGATTGCAGCACTTGTCATAAGTGTAGTATCATTGTCTGCAAAAGATTCAGCACTAGTTGTTACGGCTGACCCTGCGAGTTGGCTAACAGTTATGCTACCAAGCGTACCACCAAGAGTTAGGTTGCCACTGCTTGTAACCGTACCAGACAAGCTAATACCATTTACCGTACCTGTACCACCGACTGATGTAACTGTGCCAGATGTAGTTGTGAAACCACTATCGTTGTTAAATGCAGATAGCTTTATCTCACTAGCAGCTTTACGAGATTCGGTTGTACCGTTCTGTAAAATAAACTCTGTAGTGCCAGAGATATCAGCAGTCATATCTGTTAGTTCAGAGAAGTCTAGGTTTAGTGTTACTGCCCCACTAATGCCCCCACCACTAAGACCTGTTCCTGCTGTTACTGATTGTATGTCACCTGTTGTACCTGTTGCTACTGCCGTAACTCTACCTTTAGCATCAAGCGTGATGGTATCTATTTTTGTGCCGTTAGAAGTAGAACCGTACGTAGCCGCACCCGCACCACCACTAGGAAGTCTATCTTCAGACAATGTACCACTAGATACATTAGAAGCATTAAGGTTAGTTAAGTTGCGCCCATCAAAAGCATCAATGTAGCCACTGGCATCTAAGTACACAGCTTTTTCTGCAGGTTGTGTTACAAAGATATCCCGCGCACCTGCCGACCAGTTAACTGCTGCATCTGAGTTACTAGACTGAAGTATCGTTGTTCTAGCTAGTGTCGTACCACTGAGTGTGTACGTACCTATGCCCACCTCAAAGTCTGTGCCATCAGTACAGCAGTAATACGTAGTATTCCCGTTGCCGATAGTTGCAAAAGATTCAAAACTAGTAGTAGCACCACCTAGTGTGTACGTTCCTGTACCAGTAGTGCTAGTTGTCTCTTTTATTCTATCAGCGACGACAAGTGCCATAGTGATTAAGCCTCAGATATTGTAATTGCACCAGATGCAAAACGTAGGGTGTCCCCGTCTGCTATTGTCTTAGATGCTGTTAACTCACCGTAGTATAGCATGTTGCCACTAGAAGAAGCGTCCCATATACCAAAGTGTGACACTGTACCGAAAGCCCCGCCACTTGCTGTAAACTCTTCTACTGAGTTACTGGCAGCAGAACCACCACTAGCACTAGCAAAAGTTACGATGTTGCGAGAATATCCGTTACCTGACACTTCCGTACCAGAACCATCTTCATCCGGGTTAGCAGTGTGTAATGAGAGATATACATTAGCGGGGGCAGATGTAGACGCTGTTCCTAAGAAGTGGTCTAACACCTTTAGTTCCAAATAGTTGGATTTTGCAGACATAGTTTACTCCTTATCTATATCGTTTCGTTTTAGCACGTATCTTTTTAGGCTGTTTGACGTGCTGTTTACCAGCCTTAGTTCCTTTTCTTTTAGCAGCCGTAGTAGCTGCGTACTCTTTTGGCGACAACGCCTTGATAGCTGCTGACGGTAAATACCGTTCTCCAGTTTTACTGGACGGTTTCCCACTCTTCGTCCGCCACTTCTGTTTCGTCCAATTTTTCAAAGAACGTTGGCTGCGTTTTAATGCCATCTTCTTTCTCCACCATACTCATCGCGTACTTGAATAGCTGTTCGCGTGTCTCATCACGTTCTAACCTATCTAGGGCTGTATCTATCTCGTCCCAAGACCAACTATCGTTGCGTAAAAGTTGTTTTACTTTTTCTAGGGATTTCTCTGCGTTGTGCCTATAACGATACTCTAATGTATCTAGAATAAAACGGTTAGCCATGAAAACTCCTTAAATACTCTATTATACAAGTGTTACGTAACTTTGGCAAGTGGTTTCTATCTGTTGTGGTAAATAAACCACGCTACAAACCCAATTAACCCTGCACCAAGTATCAGTAACACTGTTAGTGCAAGCGTTTCAACTATCTGCTTGCGAAGTTTGCGGGCTTTTGCTTCGTCTTCCCGTCTTTGTTTTCGCATCTTTGCTTGAAATGCAACCCAATCATCCCACAAATGATATCTACCATATAGCATCATCATCTGTTTTAGTTCGTGTTCTTGTTCTTTTATCTTTTCGAGTGCCATAAACTCGTCTAAGTCGTTAGCACCACCGCCCTTAAAACTTGCCCAAAACGAGTTTTTCTTCTTATGACTGTCTTTTTCTAACTTTTCCTTGATTCCAATGTATTCACCGATTGCGCTTGCAGCAGAGGATAGTTCTTTCCCATTTTGTACAGTTTGTTTTATAACGGCAAAGGCAGCGTTTGCCGCTGCTAATTCTGCTAACATACCATTCCCCCAAGAGTTTTAGCAGCCTACTTATAGCCACCACCTGCCTTTTTATATTCTGATGCAAGTAGCTGTGCTTTTCGTGCCGACCATTGCCCCGGCTTTCCACCCTTACTACCTGCTTTTATCCTGTTAAATAGCCTTTTTCTCATACTGGGCTTAGTGTAGTTGCCAGCCTCGTTAACTCTACTTTTGCCCTTCGCTTTAAGCTTCGACGATTTGCTAGTTTTTCCAACTTTGCCACCTTTCGCTTTTGCTTCAACATCCTTGAGTTTACCCTTGTTTGCGGTTGCATAGAAGACTTGTTCACCCTTTTTCTCCCCGTAGGTTTTTTTCATTGATGACATTACATCTTTTCCCTTTTTGGTAAGCGGCATCTCCTTAACTCCGCTGTGGTAAATAGGTTTCTTTTATTTTGACTGTTATTGTGACAGCACTGTTTGCACTAGCTAGTCCTCGTAATATATCACTTTTAAATAACCAGAATGGATTATCGTTAATTTGTAATAGACTATTAGCAGGTAATTTAACTGTTTCAGCTAGGGTATAGTAAGTGGTATTCTGTGCATCGTACCAGTCAAGACTAAATGTTACCTCACTAGAGGAAGCATTGTTAATATAGATGTTATCTATTTCTGCTTCGTAGTTAGCAGGTACAGTGTATATGTTTTGATTAGCTGTAGTTAGTTCTAGTCCTACTGTACGGTTCTTTGTCTCTGCCATATTAGTTCTCTATGTAAATAATATCAAATGTAGATGAAACTCGTAAGTCAGCATTTGAACTGTCAGCTATTGCACGAAACTCAATATCTGTTTTCTCAGCTATCGGCTGTGGACAAGTAATGTCTTGATGATATGAACCTGAAAATAAATCAAACTTGTTCTGAGTACGGAATACACTATTAACTTCTCTAGTTAACATACGTATTGTAGCAACTTTGTTATTCTGTATTGTAAATGCTGTAGTATCTATCTGAAACAAGTATGCTGTATAACCTGCTGGTACAGTCCATAGTGCCATCAAGGTTTGTTGGTCAGCAATAGATATATAAGCATAGGTAGTACCGCCATTAGCAATAGTGATATTGCCAGTACTTGCACTACTGCTAGACACAAAAGCACGATAAACCCGAAGAAAACTTCCAGTGGTAGTAGCAGTACCTGAAGCATTAAGTGTGACAGTTTCTGATAACTCGTCATAGTTTGTGTCTAATCCTTGTATGGTTACTTCTACATTCTCATCAGAAGCACCAGCACTGCTTGTAGCTGTCATTGTTACAGCACTAGATGGGTAGGCATACAAACCACCTACATCCCAAATAGTCTCTTCTACATTCTGTATGACACCGTTATATCCAAACTTGAATACACGTTTATGTCCATCAACTAGTCCACGTGACACTTGCAGGAAGTACGGATAATCACCTACCCCACCACCAAAAGATACGAAATTAGGATAGCTGGTAATACTCATACTACCTGTCGCATCCTGTCTACCAAGCGTTGTGCGCGGTTAGGTACTTGCGTGTACCACTTAGAATCAACCATCTCGTCGGCTGCAACAGACCAGTTCCTAGCATCAACTCCCGCTTTCATACCCTTGAATTTAGACAAACGTGGATATCCAAGATTAAACATCATGTTTGCTATAATTAATTTTACTTCTTCGGGTAAGCTATTGAAGTCGCTGTATAGTCTGTTACAATCTTCTATTGTGACAGCAACGTCTAGCTTAAACGCTTCATTAACTCTATCTTTAGGCACTCTAATACCGACGTAAGAGTCGAGAGTTAGTAACTTATACTCAGGGTCTTTAATAGTAATTAGATGCCCTATTCCAAACGTGGGCAATCCAAGATGGTCGAGATATACCTCATATCGGCAACCTTCGTCTTCAGCTAGTTCTTCTCTTAGTTTATCTACGTTCATTTCTTCTCCGAACTTAACCAGACAGCAAACGCACCTGTCATTGCACCGCTAACTACAGATATCATAGCACTCTGTTGTGTACTAATATCGTCTAGTGAAATACCCCACTCAATAACTCGTATGTACATTATAGTCATTACAAGCATCATTAAGCGTGGTAGAATCTTGTACTCTAATATCGTCTTTGCAGCCATCGTTATTTCTTTCCGAAGAATTTAGTTGCACTACGTACTCCAAAAGAAGCAGCCACAATAACACCAAGACTATACTGATACCACGAAGGCATTGCTTCCAACTGGGAAAAACCATTTGCTACCACCTCTTCCATTCCCGGTATGAATGCAAGGATTAACGGAATACTAAATAGAATAGTAAGCCACTCGTCTTTCCAACTGTTCTGGCTACCTTTAGCCATCTCCAAGTCCCAGTCAATCTCGCCTGTAGCCTTCTTTTCCATAATGACTGCTTCAGCTTTTGCTTTAGCAACCTTGGTAGCTGACTGTGCTTTCTTTTCTTCTACTTTACCTTCTAGCCATGTACCTGCTATTTGAGTTATTGGACCAATTAATGCAGTTAGCATTTCCATCTCTTTCGTGCTTGACGTAAGCGACTGTTAGGGTCTTTTGCTGCTTTGGGAAACTTCTTCATCTGACCTGCTGACCGCGCACAAAAAGATTTGCGACGCTTGGCA